CTGTACTGAATACATACCTTCGATTACTCTTTTACAAACCTCATACCATCTTTCCTTAGTACCATCATCTTTTACACGTGAGTAAGTACGAACAAAGGTAATCTCTCCTAATGAGTTTCCACCTGCGTCTTTGAACCCAAATGGTGGTTCAATTTCAATATATTTGTTTACAAAATCATCAGAAAAGCGAAAAGAAAATACATCAGACATAATACCCCTTAAATTTAATTATATGTTTTATTATAGCAGAGTTTTTATTTTATAACAACTCTCAATGTTTAGAATAGGTAGAGATTGTAATTATTTAAATCTATTTGTTTAATTATATTTATTGTTGTGGATATGACTAATTTCTAAATGATTTATATTTACATGTTTTGGTAAAGAGCCAACCCATCTTATACTTTCTGCCATATCTTCTGCAGTTAAAGCATTTTCTTTTTTTTCTATTTGTGTATCTATTGTGCCTGGACAAATTTCTGTTACTTTAATCCCATATTGTGGAAACTCCATTCTCATGGTGTCTATTAAAGCCATCTCTCCTCTTTTAGCATTACTATAGTTTCCTCCGCCTCTAAAAGGAATTTTGCCACAAAGAGACGTTATGAATATGATTGTAGGGGAGTTTGATTTTTTCATAGATTGTACAAATAATTGAGAAAGATACATGGGGCCAGTGACGTTTATATCATAGGCTTTTCTAAAATTATCCATTGTTTCGTTAATAATAAATGTTGGGCCTGATCCACCCCCTGCATTATTTACAAGTAAGTCAAGGCTAATGTTTTCATATTTTTCAAAAAAAGTTTTTATTTCTTTTTCTTTAGTAATATCTAATTTATAAACCTCTACATTATCAGAAATTAGATCAGAAACTTTGCTAAGATCTCTAGATACTGCTATAACTTTATATCCACTTTCAGACAAAAGTTTTACAGTAGCATATCCAACGCCTTTACTAGCACCTGTAACTATTGCTGTTTTCATTTACATCCCCTGAGATTTATAAAGATCCATTTCATTATGAATCCAATGACCTGGAATCATATATTTTACACCAGACTTTACAGTGTGGGCTGTATGAAAATAAGGAGGAAAGGCTGGAAATATAATAACACTATTTGCTTTTGGTTTTACTCCAAAATCAATTGCTCCGTTTGCAAGAGATTTGTTATAATCTAAATGTACGGCTGGGGCTGCTCCTTTAGCAAAACCATCGGTGCTTGTCCAACCACCATTATAATCTTTTAATTGAAAAGACAACTCCCCGCCCTCACAATCATCATTTAAATACATGACAAGAGAGTACCTTAAAGTTTTATCTCCATCTAGTTGATCAAAATGTGCGCCCATTCCCATTCCAGTATTATATTTTTTTATATTAAAAGTTGGAAAAAGTCTTGGCTCATCAAAATCACCTAATGCTGTAGCATAATCTTTGCAAACATTATAGAGTGCAGTCATTACCTCATTATAAATATATTTTCCTTTTTCTCCTATTTCGTTATTTAAATTTTCAAATTGTTTTATGTCAAATGTTTTTGTTTCTCCATAAATAAAATTTTGATCATTAGAGGCAGTCCAAGGATTCCATTTGTTTATGTCGGAATTATCATTTAATCCAAGAGTGTCTAAATCTTTTAATACTGTCCAAAATTTATCAAAATCTTCTATTACGTCAGTATAATAGTAAACCTTTGGATCTAAAATTTCTTTATTCATACAACTCCTTTTAATACCTATTGTTTTCATAATGATTTTTTTCTTTTATAAAACCAACTAAAACATATCTAATTGGTCCTTCTCCTACTACCCTTACCCCATGTTCATGTTCATCATTACCTGGAAAAAACAACAACGTTCCTGGTTTAGGCTTTAATTCTATGCCTAAATTTGGAAAAAATAATTCACCATCTAAATATTCGTCATTTATATAAATAATTGTAGCATATTTAATAGATGGGTCTGTATGTTGATCTGTATGAGATTTTAATTCTACTCCTGATTGCATTCTTTGAATTGTTGCAAGTCCACTAAGTTCTAGGTTATTGTCTGAATCAACAACAAATTTGTTTAATTTATTATACAATGGTTTATGCATTTTATGACCAGTTATATTAAAATTTTTATCTTTCCAATTTTGAGTAATTTCAAACTTTCCTTCAGCAACAAGATTGTCTACATCGTCTCTTCCAAATTTTGTCATACAAAAATTTTTTAAATTAGCATAGTACTCTACTTCCCAATCTTCTTGAGATGTACTATCTATAATGCTTCTAAAGGTATATAACTCTTCTTTTGATAAAAAGTTTTCAACAGAAATTATTTGTGGAGCAATTTCTTCAAAAGAAAAACCACTTTCTGCTAATTGTTTTTTAAAAGAATCAATCATTTTTTAGTTCTCTACTTTGTACTTATTGCCACTTTTATCTATTTTATATCCCTGTTTTAATAATTCTTGCCATTCTGCTCTTTCAATTTCTTGTTTTGCCCTTGTTTCTTTCATTTCTGCTGCCCAAGCATCTCTTAATTCTTGCGGATATGCATCTTCTTCACGATCATCCCAAAATGAACCAATAGTATATCTAACTCCGCTTTCTATTAAAGACACTTCATGCATATTGTTAAATCCCCCATCAAAAACAGCAAGCATTCCAACTTCTGGCTTAATCTCTATATTTTGATCTGGAAATCTAAGAAGTCCACCTTCAAAGTCATCGTTTAAATATAAAAATCCGGCGTATCGACTTCTTGTAAATGCTCCTGAATTTCCTTTAGAATCCGTATTGTCTGAGTGTACTCTTGCATAGGCTCCTGGCTCCCATTTTTGTGTGTGGTACCCAATTTTACAAATTGTTTTTGGATCAAGATCATGCACTAAAGCAATTGCCTCTGGCATTGTTTTTTCAATATCAGAAAAAATGGTTGGAGATAATCCAGCATCAAGTAACTCTTGGTCATTGTCTTTTGGCAATATAGAAGAGTATGACTCATAAAATGAAATAGGCATCCAAGAAATTGCACCGTTATCTGCCTGAGCATCCAAAGCCTGTATCATTTTTTTACAATCATCTTTGTTTAGAAAATTTTCAAAAATCACTATATCTTTTGTTAATCTTTTTTTATTGTTTAGGTTCATGGCTGCCTTTCTCCTGTGTGCTCTACAATGCACCAAAAAAATGGGCATGTATACCTAAGACTATTTTTTACTTCAGTAACTCCATGTATGTAGTTTTTGTCTCCTGGAAAAAAATATGCTGCTCCTCTTTTAGGCTTAAACTGTACATCTTGTAATGGAAAATACAACTCTCCACCCTCATAGTCATCATTTAAATAAAACAAACTAGCAATATCATAATATGGAAAATCATTTGGTTTTCCTGCATCCACTCCATCGTGTAACTCTTTGTCTGCGTGTGGTTTTTGAAACTGTCCAGGAAGCCATTTAACTATTGCTTTTCCTGTTGGCTCGACTTTTACATCAAAAAAGTTTTCAATAATTGGTTTAAGTCTTTTAAATAAACCCTGCAAAACTATTGCAATTTCTGGATCATTTTTATCTAAAGTTTTTCCTGTTGCAACTCTATCTTTCCAATAATCGGAATCATAAATAACAGTTCCATTTTCATTTTTATGTGTTTCTGTAATGTCCCATAAAGTAATATTTTTAGCAGCATTTTCCAAAAAATTAATTTCATACTCGGTCATAAAGTTTTCAAGTTCAACAATATTGTCTACAGAAGATCCAAAAAATCCTGATGGGGTTATTGATTTTTTTTCTCTTATAGATCCTTTAGGATTCTTATTTATTTTATCCATATTTTCATTATACATCATTTATACTTTCTTGGTTCCCAAACCTCATTTTTATATATTCCCCCATTTGGCTTTCTATATTTGTCACCATTTATTTTATTATTTAAAATCATTTTAGAAAATGTTAGAACTTCAAACTCACTATCCCAATCTTCTCTTTTAAAAGGAATCATTTGTGCGTAAGGAGTTCCTTTAGGAACAATTCCAGAAAAATCTTTATTTATCAAAAATGGCATCATTCCTGGTAATGCAATTTTATCATTATCAATAATTCCTGAAATAGTTAAAAATGGAAGTTCAAATCTGTTAAATGGGTGAGAATACAAAACACTATATCCTTCTGGGACTTTAACTCCCCAATCTGGAAACCAGGCAAAATGATCTTCATAATACCCTGATGGTTTTACAAAACCTGGCAGACTTGATCTTGGTGTGCAAAAATCTTTATAGTTTGAATCTTCAATTTCAACAATAAGTTTATTGTTTTTGTCATAAACAAAATTTAGATCGCAAGGTGTTAAATATGTATAACCACTTCCCATAATGTCAAACATTGACGGACAGGCTTTCCAAGTAGGAATTTTTCCTTTATCTGGACCAATGGCATACTCTCCAGTGTCTGAATGTTTAAAAAATCTATCGGCCTTTCTATACCATTCTGGAATTGTTTTCATTATTGGTTGAGGCCTAAACTCACTTTCTTTACTTAACCATCTCCTGTTTGCAACAAACTTAATTTTTTTATTTTCCATCAGTTTTCCTTTTATCAAATGTTTTTAATTTAAAGGATTTAATCTCATGTTTTCCAATACTTTCTTTTTTTTCATTAGTTGCATTTCTATAAAAATTTGTCCACTCACCTTTTTGATTTAATTCTTGAGAAACTTCACCATATGTTTTATTTTTTAATTGATAGTCTTCAGGGTATTCAAGGTTATAAATATGCATCTCTGTATCGTTAATATTTTTTAAAGAAATTGGAATAACTGAAATTATTGGTTTATTTGCTGGTAAAATAATTTCAACATTTGGTTTAATTACTTTTAAAGCAGCAGGCAATGGGTGTGAATAAAAAGATGTTGAGATCAAGATTGTATATGGAATTACTGTATCTAGAAATAAATTTGGTATTGGCATTGTAAGCATTGTAG